CGGCAGCATTGGAACATAGCTCAGTCGGTGAGAGCAGCTGGTTCATAACCAGTGTTTGTCGAAGGTTCGAGTCCTTCTGTTCCGATTTCCCTGATGGGGACATATAAGAATCCTTTCTCAAAAAGAATACTACATTTTCCGCAAGAAGACATCTGGCAATGCTGGGTGTCTTTTTGTGTACTCAAAAATAACAACAGAACAAAGGAAGGTGAGGTGATTGGCAAACAATGAAAACTTAGTGCCTTTTGACAAACGAAGCGAGAGTGAAGTGAGAGAATACGCCAGAAAAGGCGGCCAGGCATCCGGGAAGGCAAGGCGGCGAAAAGCAGAGTTCCGGAAGACGTTGAACGCCCTGCTGACAGCGGAAATTGACAACCCGGAGTGGAAACCGTTCCTGGAGTCGATCGGCTTGGACTGTACACTTGAATCTGCGATGCTGGCGGCTCAGATCCGGGAAGCGATGCAGGGAAACACCAAAGCCGCTTACTTCGTGGCTCAGTATGCAGGGCAGAACGGGGCGGCAGAGGAGGACATCCGCAACAAGGAAGCAGATACAGAGCTTAAGAAAGCGAGGAAACAGGCAGTCACAGGTGAGAATGAGACGGACGAGGCACTTGAGAAGCTGGATGCGATACTGAAGGAGGTGCGTGACAATGCAGTTGAGCAAAATGCAGAATGAATACATCGTGAACGCAACGCACCGCTGGAACATTAAATCCGGGGCAGTACGTTCCGGGAAGTCTTTTGTAGATACGGCTTTTGTCATTCCCTTCCGGATCCGTGAGAGGGCGGGAAAACCGGGGCTGAATGTGATCCTTGGCGTGTCGAAGGAATCCATCGAGCGAAACGTGCTCCAGCCGATGCGTGAGATCTATACCGATAAGCTGGTCGGCAACATCAACAACCGAAACATTGCAAGGGTATGCGGTGAGGATGTCTACTGCCTGGGGGCGGAGAAGGTCAGCCAGGTTGCCAAGATCCAGGGTGCGAGCATCAAATACTGCTACGGGGATGAGATCGCCAAGTGGAACAAAGAAGTGTTCCAGATGCTCAAATCACGACTCGATAAGCCTTACAGCTGCTTTGACGGGTCATGCAACCCGGAGCATCCTACCCACTGGCTGAAAGAGTTCCTGGACACACCGGAGCTTGATATCTACCTGCAAAAGTACACGATCTTTGACAACCCGTACCTGGATCCGGCTTTTGTGGAACAGCTCTGCAGGGAATACGAAGGCACGATCTACTACGACCGCCTGATCTTAGGACTCTGGAAGCGTGCAGACGGTTCGATCTACAAGAATTTTGCAGACCACCCGGAAGCGTTCCGGTGCGGGATCGTAGAACATCCCGGAAGCAGCCCGGACTGCAAGGAGTTTCGGAAGCAGGACCTTGTATCCATCGAGATCGGTCTGGACTTCGGCGGCAACAAGTCCGGCCATGCGTTCGTGGCAAGAGGGTACACGGACAATTACCGGGATGTGATCGCCCTGAAATCCCGCCGGGTCATGGCAAAAGAGAAAGACGACCCGATCGACAGCAACCGTCTGGATCAACTGTTCTGTGATTTCGTGCAGGATGTGATCGACCAGTATGCGGATGTTGTAAGACACTGGGATACCATCGAATACTGCAACGTAGAAACGGTCTTCTGGGACAATGCAGAAACCGTGCTGGGTAATTCCATCCGGAACGCGGTCGAGAAGCGTTTCCCGTGGATCAGCGTGAAACCGGCAAAGAAGAAACGTGTAAATGACCGTATCAATGCGACCGTCAGGCTTATGGGAGCCGGGCGGTTTTTTCTTACAGACGACTGCGAGAGCCTGGAAACAGCATTTTCGGATGCGGTCTGGAACAGGGAGGAACAGGATGATGAGCGGCTGGACGATGGCAGCACGGACATAGACAGCCTGGATGCGTTCGAGTACACCATAGAACGCGACCTGAAGGAACTCATCCAGGAGGTGGAGGATGTTTGATTTTGCAAAACGGATATGGAGAGAGGTGAGGAGATTGTTTGATTATACGACACTGAAAACAGCCCTGGGGCGTGAACTGACGCTGTCACAGTCCATGGTCGAAGCCCTGGAAAGCTGGGGCGGCATGATGGACGGGAAGGCACCGTGGTGCGTGGACCCGGTGGTGTCGCTTCGGATTGAGTCCGGTATCTGCCGCGAATTTGCGGATGCGGTGCTGGTTGAGATGGAAAGCTCCATCCTGAACAATGACCGGCTGGATGCGGCTTACCAGAAGGGGCTGTTAGACCTGAATGAGAACCTGCAGGACGGTCTTGGTTTCGGCTCTTTTATCCTGCGGCCGCTGGGGGCAGACAGGACAGAGTTCGTCACAGCTGATAAGTTCGTGCCGGTCCGCTTCGATGATTCCGGGAAACCGGTCGATGTTGCTTTTCTGACCGTTAAGCGGGTGGGGGAATATGACTATTACACGAAAATGGAGCGTCATTACTTCACGAACGGAAACCTGACGATCGAAAACAAGTGCTACCATTCCCTTGACCGGAATCACCTTGGTACACCATGCAGCCTGGATGCGGTGGACGAATGGGCAGACATCAACCAGGGTCCGGTGACCTATCCAGGAATGGACCGCATGGACTTCGGGTACTACCGCAACCCACTCAAAAACCGGATTGACGGTTCATTCTGTGGGGTGTCAATCTTTGACGCTGCTGCCGACCTGATCCGCAAGGCAGACATCCAGGCGGCAAGGCTCGACTGGGAGTATGAATCCGGCGAGCGTGCCGTGCATGTGGATGAACGTGCACTGAAACGCGGAAGCAGGGGCACACGGATGGCACAGCTGAACAAACGCCTGTACCGCGGCCTGAACATCGAGGACGGCAAGGATAAGGAACTGCTGCGGGAATATTCCCCGGCGATGCGGGACGCTTCCTATATTGCCGGCCTTGAGAAGTATTACCGGAACATTGAGTTCACAGTCGGGCTTGCCTACGGTGACCTGTCAGACGTTCAGGAGGTATCCAAGACAGCGACTGAGGTACGTGTCTCGAAAACACGGAAATACAACCGTGTGACAGCGATCCAGGAGAACCTGAAAGAATGCCTGGAGGATTATGCCGCTGCCCTGGCGTTCTATAACAGCATGTACCATTCCGGTTATGAATTTGCCTGCAAGTTCAACGATTCCATCCTGACGGACGAAGACTCCGAACGGCAGCAGGACCGCCAGGACGTTTCTATGGGTGTGATGTCTGCAGTTGAATACCGTATGAAGTGGTACAACGAGGATGAGGCGACAGCCAGGAAGAACCTGCCAATCCAGAACACCGTGATGGAGTGATGCCATGGCAGGGGAGAGGACAGCACCGGATGTGCAGCGGATGGGGTTGCAGGCTGAGAAGATCTGGAGGGAAGCAGAGCGGCGTATCATGGGGGATGTCATCCGCAGGATAAAAAAGGCCGGTGAGATCACATCAACGGCAGACTACCAGATCAACCGCCTGATCGAGATGGGCAAGTCCCGGGAAGAGGTGGAGCGGATCATCAAGGAGGCACTGGGGGCAACCTGGCCGGAAATGTTCGAGATGTATGACAAGGTAGCGGAATGGGAATATGTCCGTAACCGGGAGATCTATGAACAGGTCAATGATGATTTCCTGACGCCGGAGGATAACAAGTGGCTGCGACAGATCACAGAGGCAGCCAGGAAGCAGACAAAAGACACGCTCGTTAATATGGCACAGAGCTACGGATTTTCAGTCCTGATGGCAGGGAAGCGGGTGTTCACACCATTTGCCGAGTACTACCAGAAATACGTGGACACGGCCATCCAGGACGTTGTGACGGGAGGCACAGACTACAACTCGGCGATCCGGAAAGTCGTCACCCAGATGACGAACAGCGGGCTGAGGTTTGTGGATTACGCTTCCGGGCATACGAACCGGGCAGACGTGGCAGCACGCAGAGCCGTCCTTACGGGCGTGAACCAGATCACGGCACAGGTCAGTGAGCACAACGCAGAAAAACTCGATACAGAGTATTTTGAAGTGTCCTGGCACCCATGTGCGAGACCAGATCACCAGACATGGCAGGGCAGGGTGTTCAGCAGGAAGGAATTAGGGACGGTCTGCGGATACGGAACCGTCACAGGATTGTGTGGGGCGAACTGCCGGCACACGTTCCACCCGTTCATTCCTGGCGTTTCTGAAAGACTCTATCCGGATGACTGGCTGGAAGAGCAGAACAAAAGGGAAGCCCAGACAAAAGAATGGAACGGCAGGCAGCTCAATGCCTACGAACAGACCCAGCAGCAGAGGAAGATGGAGACCGCCATGCGTGCCCAGCGTCAGAAGATACGGCTGTTGCAGGAAGCAGGAGCCGACAAGGACGACATCATGCTGGAAAAAGCAAAGTACCAGGGACAGCTGAACGAGTATAAGCAGTTCAGCAAGAAGATGGGACTTCCGGAACAGCGTGAGAGAATCTATCAGGATGGACTGGGCAAGGTAGCGACCAACACGAAACAGCAGAACGCACGCTATACACCGGAGATGATGCGGAATGCTAAGATTGATTCGAACCAGTACGAACGGTACAAGGAAGTGCTGAAAGAAGATGCTGGAAGTCTTGCGGATTTCAGGCAGATGAAGTATAATGACCCTGAAAAATGGAAGTTCGTCGAAATGGATTATCAAAGACAAAAGGAGCTTCTGGAACATCCAGAGCTTAAACTACCGAATGCAGAAACGGCTATTTTACCAGAGCCTAAGTTTACGAAATATCTTTTTGATGAAAACAGTCAAAAAGGGTATCCAAAGGGAAGAGCCTTTACAGATCGCTTGGGCTATGAAATGGGAAATTGGCAGGAACTTCAAAAAGCGTTAAAACAGGGAGCTGTGAAATATCCGGCTCAGTATGTTGATAATAATGGATACGGCGACAGATATGTCCAGAAGATGATTCTTTATGGTAAAAAAGAAACACCAGCAAATGTAGTTGTAGCATGGCTCAGGACGGAAGATGGCACAACAAAGTTGACTAGTGCGTACATTAAGGAGGCGAAGTAAATGCTCATAAAGGAATATGACACAATTCTTCTAAAAGATGGACGAAAAGCAGCAGTTGTGGAGATATTAGACGATACGCATTTTCTGGTAGATGTGGGTGATTCGCCTACAGATTGGGATACTATTGATGCAACTATTGATGATATAGTGAAAGTTATTGACAACTAAGAAAAATAAGTATTTACCACTGGTCTTTCGACTGGTGGTATTTTTGTACCCATTTTTAAGGAGGTGAGAAACATAAAAAGCAAAACCTATGAAGAATTTGTCGAAAAATTCAAACCGAAGAAAACGACAGACGACTGCTATACGCCATCGGAGATATACGAAGTCATAAAGGACTGGGTGTGCAAACGTTACAATATTGATCCTGAGAACGTGATTCGCCCATTCTGGCCGGGCGGCGATTACGAAAAAGACGAATATCCGCCGGGATGTGTGGTGGTGGACAACCCGCCTTTTTCCATCCTGAAAAATATATGTGAATTTTATCTGGAACGGGGCATCCCGTTCTTTTTGTTTGCCCCGTCACTCACGGCATTATCCGGCAAGACTACCTGGGACAGAATGAACCATATTGTGTGCGACTGCACGATCGAATACGAAAACGGTGCAACTGTGAAGACATCGTTTATTACCAGTTTCGAACCGGAAACGGTAGCAGAGACATCACCGGAGCTGACAAAGCTGGTGAATGATACAACAGAAAAGCTGAGGCAGGAAAAGACACGGAAATTGTCAAAGTATGATTATCCGGATCATATCGTTACCGCTGCCATGATGCAGAAAATGGCACGCTACGGCGTGCATTTCAGGGTAAGGCGTGAAGAATGCCAGCATGTGCGAAGCCTGGACGCCCAAAGGGCCATGAAAAAAACGATTTACGGGGCAGGGCTTCTGCTGTCAGACCAGGCGGCAGCCAGGAAGCAGAACGCAGAAAAGCAGGCAGCAGAAAAAGCAGCAGAGGATACCATCTGTTATGAACTTTCAGAACGCGAGAGGGAACTGGTGGAAGAATTAAATAAATCAACACTGTATTAAGAAAGCGAGGATAAAAAGATGATTATCACAGGAATGGCACATTTTGAAAGCGTTTGTAAAAAGAAACTGGTTAATTGGTACAACAAGAATGGTTTTGCCGATACACCGGTAACGCCGCCAATTGACTTATCTAACGTATTCGTAGTATGGGGTTGCAAAACTTTACAGAATTACAAATGTCTTGTATCTACTACGGTGAGCGGTGATGGTATCTATGCAGAGTATACATACAACGGTGATAAGCAGGAACTTTACGAAGATGTGTACAAGAAAGTGACAAATACATGCTATACGGAGGAATAAGTGATGAAAAGAAAAATAGCAGCATTGCTGGCACTGACAGCAGTGAGTTGTTTTGCAATGACTGGATGCACAGAAGCGGATCAGGTAAGTACAAATATCTCCAAGGAAGCTGATAACTTCAATGTAACGCGAAAACTTACCGTTCTGAATGCACGAACAGATACTATTTTGCTTGAACTGACCGGAACGTTTGCACTGAAAAATAATTCAGACAACGAACTGGAAGTAATTATTGAAACAGCAGCAGGGAAATATCAGAAAGATTATGTATATCTTAATAATTACACCATGTATGTTGTTGAAGATATCTCAGGGGCTGAGGTAGATAAGTATCATTACGAGATTAACTTTCTTCCAGAGTTCGGACTTAAGGTTACACACGATGACTGAACACTACACAGTCACAAAAGACGCAGACAGGCTTGCACCGAACTGGCTGGCGAGCCTGATCAATTACAAGACAATCAAATTCTTATATCGGGACATTGACGGACACGCAGAGTTGAAAGGGGTGAAGATTGGCGATGAAGTGGCACAGATTGGCGACACGGTACAGTTCAACGGCAGACGGTTATCCGTAGAAAGGCGGTGATCCAGGTATCTCCCTTTAAGGCACGGGGTTACGTGTCTTATTTTTATGCCCTGCCATAAGGCGTAAAACTGGGCAGTTACCCGGCCGGAGGTCTAACCGGCTATATCCCACACCGCTGAAAGAGCGGTCAATAAAACATTTCAGGAGGAACGAAGCAATGAAAAATATCTATGAGATTCTGAAAGATTACGGTCTGGAGATCCCGGAAGAGAAAAAGGCAGATTTTGACAAGTCCTGGAAGGAGAACTACCGCACCAAAAACGAGTACGACAAAGCAGTGAACCAGCGGGACGAGTACAAGACTTCACTGGATACGGTAAACGGGAAGCTCAAGGAGTTTGACGGCGTTGACGTCGCAGACCTCAAAGGGCAGATCACAAAACTCCAGGACGACTTGAAGACGCAGAAAGAGACGTATGACGCAAAGGAAGCGGAACGTGTGTTTACAGATTCCGTCAGATCTGCGATCAAGGAAGCAGGCGGCAGAAATGCAAAGGCGGTCATGGCACTGCTTGACATGGATGCCTTAAGGGAATCCAAAGACCAGAGTGCGGACATCAAGAAAGCACTGGATGCCGCAAAAGAGTCTGACGCTTATCTGTTTGGGTCAGATGAACCTTTCAAGAATCCGGTCGGACCGTCCGGCGGGAACGGCGGAACGGACTCGGCACTGGCTGCCATGAGGGCAGCAGCAGGTTTACCACCTGCGGAAAGCAAATAGAAAAGGAGAGATGAAACATGGCGAATACGATTGAATTAGCAAAAAACTATCTGGATATCATTGACGAGGTGTACAAAAGTGCATCTGTGACCGCAGATCTGACCAGTGATCCGAGCATGATGCGTGCCGGAGCAAATGTGAGCGAGATCTTATACCCGCAGATCGAGGTCGGAGGACTGGGAAATTACGACCGCAATTCCGGTTATACTTCTGCGGCTGTATCACTGCAATGGGCAACTGCACGATTCAATTATGACCGTGGTGCCAAACTGGAAGTAGATACGATGGACAACCAGGAGTCTATGAACCTGGCATTTACGAGGGCAGGAGCAGAGCTGCAGAGAACCAGGGTAGCACCGGAGGCAGATGCATTTACTTTTGCGACCATCTGCGGATTTGACGGCATCACAAAGAAAGCGGAGAACCTGGCGGATGCAGAAGCGTTCCTGAAAGCCCTGATCGAGGCAAAGAACGTGATGGATGAGGACGAAGTGCCGGAAGAGGGCAGGATCCTGTATGCGACCCCGACACTGATGAACGGGGTCATGGCACTGGACACAACGAAGTCCCGTGAGATCCTGAATGCATTCAACATCAAGAAGAAGGTGCCGCAGTCCAGATTCTATACCGCAATCCATCTGCTGGACGGAAAGAGCGAGGGCGAGGAAGCCGGCCATTACACAAGAGGCACGGCAGCTTACGAAAAGACGAAGGATTCTTCGGTGGTATCCGGGAAGACCTACTACACACAGAGCGGCAGCAGCTATGAAGCAGTCAAAAGCCCGGCAGCGGGAAGCATTTCCACCTACTACGAAAAAATTTCGGAAGAAGGCAAGGACATCAACTTCATGATCATCCATAAACCGGCGATCATCAAATTTGATAAACACGTTGCGAGCGACATCATCCCGGCAAGCCTGAACGCGAATGCAGACGGCGATATCCTGAAATACCGCAAGTATGGCCTGGTGGATTACTACCGCAACAAAGCGGCTGGCTTCTACGTGTCACACAAAGCCTGAGAGGGCGGGACTATGACACAGTATACCGATTATGCATTCTATACAGGGCAGTATGGCGGTGGACTGACGGAAGAACAGTTCCGCAGGGTGATCGTGCCGGTGTCGGCACACATCCGGCGGATCACGTTCGACCGTGCAGACAGATCCATGGAAGAAGTGCAGCATGCCGCCTGTGCGTGCTGTGACCTTCTGTACGCAGACCAGGCAGCAAAGGCAGAACACCAGGGCAGGGAGGTCGCATCAGAAAACACAGACGGCTATTCTGTATCGTATGTGCAGGAACAGGGCGGCAAAACCGCCCAGGAGATACTGGCGGGCAAGATCTACCAGACGGCGGCGTTGTACCTGGAACCGACCGGCCTGTTGAATATGGGGGTGTATGACGATGCTGACCAACACTGACGCAACCCTCTACCACCGCCATTACAATCCGGCAACCCGTCTGGATGAGTGGGGGAGTACATACATCCCGGCACTCTGGTGGTACGAGGCAGAACAGTCCAGCGTCACCACGGAAGGCAGGAAGACCGCGGACACTTTCACGGTCCGCATACCAGATATAACAGTCCTGGTAAAAAAGGATGATTACCTGGTAAAAGGGCAGTGCAGCGTGCAGATAAAGACGGCGAAAGACCTGGCCGGCACAGAACACTTCAAGGTGTCGGCGGCAAACTACAACCGGTATGGCGGCAATCCGCACATCAAGGTGACAGGGGGTGCATGATGGCAGAGACCAGGAAAACGTTCCAGATCCGGCAGCCGCAGGACGTCCGCTACAGCGGGCATGGCAGCGGCGGGATGTTCACGGCAAGGATGGAATGGGATGCCTCCCTTGCGGCAAGGCTCAACGGAAACCTTGCAGAAGCACAAAAGTATGTGGATCAGACCTGCATAGACCGTATGGAACCGGAGACACCGTTCCGAAGTGGCACACTGCGGGATGCAGCAACACTTGGCACGGTCACCGGTTCCGGTCTGATCGTGCAGTCCACACCGTACGCCAGAAGGCAGTACTACGAACACAAAAAGCAGTCCAAATGGTTCGAACGCATGAAGAACCGGCACAAGGACAGCATCCAGAAGGAGGCGGGTAAAATTGCATGCGGAAAGTAGCATCATCGAGAGCATCCGTACATTCTTCCTGACCTGTCCGTTTTTACATGACGGCCGGGTCAACGTGGATTACCTGGGCGAGGAGATGAGTTACTCCATCGACCCGCTCCCGTGTGATCCAGTGATCCAGAAATATGTGGATGGCGGGAAAAAGAAACAGTACCAGTTTGCGGTTTGTTCCAAGGAAACCTATGACGAGGATGCCAGGGTGAATATCGAGAACAGCGGCTTCTACCAGGGGCTTCAGGAGTGGCTGGAAGAATCCTCGGACGATGGGGAACTTCCGGAGCTGGCAAACGAAAAACAACATGCAACAGCAGTTGAAACCTTAAACAGCGGTTACCTGTACGATGCCGAAGCTAATCTTGCTACGTATCGTATCGAGTGCCGCTTAATTTATGAACAGGAGGCTTAAATTATGGCAGAAAAAAATAATAAAACGAAATTAGTCAAGAGAACCGGCAGGGTGTCCTTCTACGGCGTACCGGCCAGCGATGGGGCAGAGCCAACAGAATTTACCCGTATGGAGAAGTTCACGACACTTTCAGAGTCCAAGAACCCGACCACCTATGAACGCCAGTACGTGGACAAGGATTCCAGCGACAGCGACGTGACCGGTTACGGCACCTCATGGTCCTATAACTTCGACATGCACGAGAACAACCCGATCCTGATGGACATCGCATCCGTGCACGATGACGAGCTGACCGGGGAGACCAGGAACATCGTGGTCGTGGACTTCTTCGACAAGGGCGAAGCGACCAAAGAGGATGAATTCGTGGCAAGAAAACGTGAGTTCTCCATCCTCCCGGATGCATCCGGTGACGGAACCGATGCACTGCAGTATTCCGGGTCGTTCGGCGTGAAGTCCGAACCGGTCAAGGGCTATGCCAAGGTTGCGGCAGACGGCAAGAGCTGCACGTTCCTGGAAAAGCCGACCGTAGGCTGATGACCTGTGAACCCATTATATGAACCACTGCCGAAAAGCGTTGAGGTTGGGGGCGTCCTGTACCCGGTCAAGACGGACTTCCGGGCAGTGCTGAAGCTGATCGGGGAAGTGAAGCAGGCAGGGGAGCCGGGCAGCCGGCTCTTTCTGATCCTGCGGTTATACAAAAAAGAGATTCCGCCGGACATCCAGGGGGCCGTCCAGGCAGTCACGGATTTCATTGCCGGCATCCGGTTAGCAGAAAAGGAAAAAGAGCGTGAAGGCAGTGGAAAGCAGACGTTCAGCTATGAGAAGGATGCACCGTATATCGTCAGCGATTTCCAGAACTATTACGGCATTGACCTTCTAGCCTGTAAATATCTGCACTGGCAGAAGTTCCAGATGCTGCTGGAAGGCCTGCCGGATGATTCCGGCACGAAAACCCGCATCGGCTACCGTTCGATCGATGCCGGAAAGATTAGGGACAAACAGGAACGCCAGCGGATCCAGAAGATCCAGCGGGCAATATCCCTGGAAGACGAGCGGGATGAGGAACAGATCGGTGACCTGTTCGCGGCTGCGATGTGGGGAGACTGATAAGAAGATGGGAGGCAGGAAATGGCAGACGGAACACTAAGATTTGACACTGAGATCGACGAGAGTGGATTTCAGAAAGGCTTAAAGCGGATCGAGCAGGCAGCGAAGGGTGCAACGCAGCAGACTGCCTCCGATGCACGGGATGCGGCAAAACAGGCAGAGCAGGCCGTTTCCCAGGCGACAGAGGAAGCAGGAAAAGACGCAGAAAAAGCGGCAAAGCAGGTGGAAAATGCACTGGAAGATGTGCAGGACGCAGCAGAAGATGCGGCGGATGCGGTCACAGATGCGGCGAAAGATGCCGGACAGGATGCCGCAGAGTCCGTGCAGGACGCTGTGGACAATATTGTGGAATCTGTGGAAGAAGCCGGCGAGAGTGCAGCAGAAGCGGTAGAGGATGCCATGTCGGACGTTGCGGACAGCGTTTCGGATGCGGCGAAAGACGTGGGAGACAGTGCCTCTGACATAGGCGACAGCATCGGGGACGGGTTTGAGGAAGGGACAGACCAGGCAAGTACAGCTATTGATGCCCTTGCACAGGCCCTGGTAGCTGCCGGGGTGACTGCATCCGTCAAGGCGATCACGGACGCACTCATGGGCTGCACGCAGGCAAGCATGGAGTTCGAAACGGCGATGGCCAAGGTTGGCACGATTGCAGATGAGTCGCAGAAGCCGCTCGGTGATATGAGGAACGAGATCCTGGCATTGTCCGGTGAAACCGGAAAGAGTGTCGGGGAATTGGCAGAAGCGACCTACCAGGCCATTTCTGCATCGGTAGCGACCGAAAGTGCGGTGGATTTTGTCGGTACGGCGAACAAGCTGGCTGTCGGTGGGTTTTCCGACACCACGACCGCCGTGGACATCCTGACGACCGCCATCAACGCTTATGGTATGTCTGCGGATGACGCAGCGAAGATCTCAGATATCCTGATCACAACGCAGAACCTGGGCAAGACCTCCGTTGCACAGTTAGGTGCAAGCATGGGCATGGTCATCCCGCTGGCGGCGGCGTACAACATGGACCTGGAAGACCTGTCGGCAAGTTATGCATTGCTGACGGCCAACGGTACACAGACCGCCCAGGCGACAACTTACGTCAAAGCGGCCCTGAACGAACTTGGAAGCACAAGTTCTGTTGTCGGCTCAACGCTCAAGAAGAAAACCGGCAAGACTTTCGCGGAATTGATGGCAGAGGGCAATTCACTTGGAGATGTGCTGCAGGTACTGGCCGACAGCGTGGACGGTGACACGACCGCATTCAACAACATGTGGTCGAGTTCCGAGGCCGGCGTCGGTATGCTGTCCATCCTGAACAGCGGAACGTCCAAATACAACAGCCTGGTGCAGGCGATGGAAGGAAGCACCGGGGCGGCAACCACTGCATTTGAGAAGATGTCAGAAACCGGGGAATTTGCTCAGCAGCGTTTCCAGAACGCCATCGAGAACCTGAAGATAGCGATCGGTGATGAGCTTGCACCGGTGCTGATGGAACTCCAGCAGAGCGGGGCAGATGCGATGGAATGGGCAACGGAGTTCGTCAAGGAACACCCGGAAGTAGTGGCGGCAGTCACGGCACTGGCAGCAGCCCTTGCAGTACTGGCAGCAGCACTGGTCGGGTTGCTGGTCGTTCAACAGGTTACAACAGCATTTACGAAGTTTTCAGCGGCACTCCTTGCGAATCCAGTCGGTGCGGTAGCAGTAGCCCTTACAGCCCTTACAGCCCTTACAGCGGCAGCCGTGGCATTCGGGGCGGTCATGAAAGACCGGACATCGGAGTCAGTAAAGAACCGGAAGGCGATCGATCAGTGCAAGGATTCCTACGATGAGCTGAAAGACAGCATGGAAGAGCATGCGAAAGAGAGAAAAGAAAGCATCAAAAGTGCGAAAACAGAAGCGGCTACCTACCAGAACCTTGCGGACAAACTCTACGAGCTGGCGGATAAAACAAATAAAACAGCCTCAGACAAAGCACAGATGAACACGATCGTCGACCAGCTCAACGGGGCCATGCCGGAGCTTGGACTTTCCATTGATGAAACAACCGGGGCACTGAACAGGGAGAAATCCGCAGTGGATGCCGTGATCGATTCCATGAAGCAGCAGGCACTTGCAAATGCTTATCAGGAACAGGCAAACAAGGCGGCTTCTGATCTGGCAGAGGCACAGATCCAGCTGTCAGAAGCGGAAGAAGTGCTCAACGACCTGCGGTCACAGGCAGTAAAGAAGATTAACGAACATAACGCTGCGGTACAGGACGGCACGGAATCCGTGCAGGAAATGGCGAGCAGTTACGCAGCAGCCGGTGAACCGGTTGACAAATATGCATTGCAGCTGAATGCCCTGAACGGCCAGATAAAAGAACAGAAAGAAGTCGTTGCCGGCTTACAGGGAACAACTTCGGAAGCAGACGAAAGATACAACAAAATAGCGGAGAAAGCTTACGAGTATAAAACCGCTGTTGAAGAATCAAACCAGGGCGTGGCAGATTCTGCAACAGAAATGTCCGATGAGGTCAAACAAGCCTACGAGGACATGAAAACGTCCATCCAGAACAACTTGAAAGGCGTTGTAAATGCATACGAAGATTTTTCGGGCGGTGAAGAGATTTCGGCAGGAGATGTAGTAACACATCTGCAAAGTGCAGCAAATGGTGTAGATCAGTGGGCAGATAACCTGATAACACTTGCAGGACGTGCCGGAGAGGGCATGACGAAAGAATTTTTTTCATATTTGGTTAATCTGGGACCTCAGAGTGCAAATCTTGTCAAAGCGTGCACAGAAATGACAGGAAAAGAATTACAAGATGCAGTGGTAGCATATTCTGAGAGTGGTGGCGAAGCGGCAGAAGCCTATTCAGAGAAATTTGCTGCCATTATAACCAACTGGGACAGTACTGGTCAGGAGATTGTACAGAAAGCTGGCGAAATTGGGGAACAGAGCGGCAAAGAGCACACAGAAAAGGCAAAAAGCGGGATCGAATCCGGCCAGAAGGAAGTCACGGAGGCGGCCAGGAAAGGCGGAGAGGAAGCCGGAAAAGAGTCGCAGAAAGCAACCGCGGACGGAATCCAGCAGAATTCCGGGCAGGTGTCACAGGCGGCGAGCAATTCCATTCGGAAAGCGGAAGACGCAGCACTGGGATATTACAACGGGTTCTATAACGTTGGTGCGAACCTGATGCGTGGAACCGTTGCCGGTATGACAGCCAATTCCCCGGCAGTCGAAGAAGCTGCAAGGGCAGCGGTCAGAAATGCAGTTGCCGGGGCAAAAAAGGAAGGCAACATAAAATCCCCATCCCGTGTCATGCGTGACGAAGTTGGTGAGATGCTGGCGGCAGGTATGGCAGTCGGTATTGATGAAGGCAGCGGAGATGTTGAAAAGAGTGCCAGAGATCTTGCAAAAGTGTCTGTAGATGCCACCAAAGACGAGCTTGGTATCCATTCTCCATCTAAAGTTTTCAAGAACAAGATCGGAAAGAATATTGTCAGCGGTGTGATCAAGGGCATTGAAGCCGAAGTCCCGAAGCTGAAAAAGACCATGAAAAAGATGTCAGAGGAAGCTGTCAAAGCAGCCGGTGAAGTGGATGCGGCAAAGGGCGGTTATTCTGATGCGGCGTCTGCGATCATGGAGTCCATCACAAACGGACTCGATAAGCGGCAGGAGCTTCTGGTGTCGAAACTGGATAACAAGATTGACGGCTATGTGGATAAAGTTGTAAAAAAATACGAAAAACTGGCCGAAGACAAGAAAACAGAGGCGGGCAACACCACGGATGCAACGCAGAAGAAAAAGCTCCAGGAAGAAGCAAAAAAGTTCCGGAAGAACGCCAAAAAAATCAAGAACTATGCCAATAAATACACATCAACGTTCATGGATGCCCTGAAAGAAGGGACAGAGAAAGCTTACAGTAAGATCGAAGACGACTTAGACAAGAAGCTGGATGAGATCGCAGACAAGTACCAGAAAGCTTACGACAAGATCATCTCATTTCGGGACGACATGAAAAAGAAGATGTCAGAGCCGGCCAATATGTACGACCTGGACACCCAGCTGACACAAGTCGAGCGGTACCAGGAAGGCCTGAAAAAGCTCAAGGACAAGATACCGGAAAGCCTGATGGACCAGATCCTTGGCATGGATCTGAACGAGGCAGACAACTTCGTGGAGCACCTGAACGCAATGTCAGCGGAAGAACTGGCGGCGTACAAGAAGAAATGGGAACAGCTGCAGGGTTCGTCCGAAACCTACAGCAAGGAATTTTTCGAACAGCGTCTGACAGATGTAAAAGCCGGATGGACGAAAGAAGTGGAAGAGGCAGCCAAAACCGCACAGGAAGCAGCCGAAGAAGCCGGAAAGAAGATCGCCAAGAGCCTGATCAAGAGTCTGAATGGCGAAAAAGAAACGCTGAAAAAATCCATGCGGGGCATTGCAAAGGATATGATCGAAGCGTTTAAAAAAGCGTTTGGGCTTGGAAAAGACGGCAAAAAAGCAGAAGGCAGCAAAACGACAGCAGAGGCAAAGGGCACTGGAACTGCAGCTTCGGGCAAGACATCAGCAAAGAAAAAGAAAACGACTGCCAAAAACAAAAAGGAAGAAAAAGAATGGCAGGTATACCGGGAAACAAAAGAATATGAAAAAGCCAGGAAGAAAATCGAGCAGGGCACCCAGGCGGAAATGCAGGCAGTCATGGCAGAAGTGGAAAGGATGCAGAACACAATTGCAAGCCTGGAATCCATGGGTGCAAGCCCGACGGTCAACGTGTCATCGCCACAGATCAGCCTGGCAAATAATCAGCCGGTGCAGTTACAGGCTGAGATCCATACCACGGTCGACCTGGATGGAAGGACGGTGGGCAAGGCGGTCACACCATACGTCAATGAAAACATGAACACAATACGGAACCGACAGAGGAGGGGAAGCTGATGGATGTACAGATCGGAAAGTATAAAATGGGCGATTTTGGGCTGAAACTGCTGGGTGTGGACCTTGGTACGCCGTCCGTCCGGAAAAGTACCGTGACCATCCCCGGCAGGAACGGTGCACTGGATCTGACGGAAGCCATTACCGGTTTCCCAGTGTACGACAATGCAACACATAAGCTGACGTTCGACTTCAAGGACGGCACTTACAGCACCTGGCTGTCAAAAGCCAGTGACATCCGCGGGAAACTGCACGGCAGGCGGCTCCCGGTCATCTTCGGGGATGACGGCTATTATTACGATGCCAGGGTAAGCGTGGACAGCAGCAAGCTCAACCAGCATTACAGTCAGATCGTGGTCACACTGGATGCAGAGCCGTACAAGCTGGCACGGAAAACGTCACTGGATGACTGGGAATGGGACAGATTCAATTTTGAAACGGATATCATCAGAGACTATAAAAACATCCCGGTACCGGGTGAAATCACGGTCGTAGGGGATGTGATGCCGACGGGGTGTGTTTTTGAAGCTTCGGCGGCGGTCACAGTGACATATGACGGAAAAAGCTACCAGATCCCAAAAGGGCACAGTACGGTGCCTGATATCCTGATCACAGAGGGCATCCATACCATGCAGTTTAAAGGGGATGGCGGCACGGTTTCCGTAGAATACAGAGGGGGCAGGTTCTAATGTATAAGATCACGCTGGATGGTTCCTACCTGTACCATCCGTGGATAAGAGGCCGCTGCATTACGGAAGGGGCACTGACTCAGGAAGTCAACAAAAACGGTTCCTGTGATGTCTCGATCGTCCTGGACCATCCGCTTGCGGCATCCGTCCTGCGGCGAAAGTCCATGCTGGAAGTAATCCGGTTCGACCTGACGGGCAGTGAGAAGACGATCTACCGGGGCGTTGTGATGAACACCGTCGAAGACAGGGATCTTGAGATGGAGATCCAGACAGAAGGCGACCTAGTATTTTTTCAGGACAGCATCATCCGTCCATTCCACAAGACCGGCACGGATGTACCGGGAAAGACAACGCCAGGAAATTATTTCAAGTGGCTGGTTAAGAAGCACAACGAACAGGTGGATGATTTCAAGCAGTTCCTGATCGGTCAGGTGACTATTACCGGGGAAACGGCAGATCGGGAGCGGAACGATTACAGCACCACGAGGGACATAATGGATGAACTCGTCGCAGAAAGCGGCGGGTATATCCGAACACGAACCGTCGGCGGTGTGCACTATATTGATTACCTGGCAGAATATGAACAGGCAGGCGGCCAGGATATACGGCAGGGGCAGAACATAATTGATGTTACCAAGAACGTCAAGACGGATGAACTTGCAACACGTCTGATCCCGCTCGGGGCATCGACGTCAAACAACGAATGGCCGGTCACGATCGCAAATGTAAACGGTGGCAAGGATTACCTGGAAGACGCGGCAGCCGTGAAAGAATACGGCATCATCACGAAGACCGTGGAGTTTTCCGAAATACAGGACCCCACGAAGCTGAAAGAAGAAGGCGAAAAGGCATTCAAAAAGATCAACGGGGCAAATCTGGTGACAGAATTATCTGCAATCGACCTGTCGGATGCCGGTTATGATGTGGATATGCTGCGGATCGGTGAAAAGGTTTTTTGTGCAGCACCCACGTACAACATACAGCAGCTGCTGCAGATCACGAAGAAGGTGACAGACCTGTTAAAACCGGCAAACAGCAAGGTCACGCTTGGCGGTACGGCATTAACATACACACAGCAACAGCTACAGGCAGGGCAGGGGCGTGTGAAGTATACAACAGTAACGGCGATAACGAATGGGCAGATTGATGAGATCTGCATTTACAGTTAAAAGAAAGGAAGAAAACATTATGGCAAAATTTTTGGATACAGCGGGATTAACTTATCTTTGGGGCAAGATCAAAACAGCATTATCAGGGAAGGTAGACAAAGTAAGCGGTAAAGGACTGTCTACGAACGACTATACGACAGCAGAGAAGAACAAACTGACAGGAATCGAAACCGGTGCGAACAAATATGTGCATCCGAGTTATACGGCGAAAACAAACGGACTGTACAAAGTGACCGTGGATGCAGCCGGACACGTATCTGGTACGACACCAGTTACTAAGACAGATATCACAGGCTTAGGCATCCCGGCATCAAACACGACCTACTCTGACTTCAAGGGTGCAACAGCTAATGCGGCAGGTACACACGGACTGGTACCGGCACCGGCGAAAGGCGATACGGGTAAACTTCTGAGCGGTAAAGGAACATGGGAAGCCATGACAATGGCCTATACTGAGGAAGATTACACGCAAGCATCTGTTGGTCTCACTTTTGCAGGAAGTACCGTAAAAGTAAATATTCCAGTTGCAACTACTGGTAATATGGGTCTCATGCCTCCAGCGATGTTTTCAAAACTGAATGATTTGCCAACAGAGGCAGATTTATCTGGTATCTATGCGAAGAAATCCGACATTACAGGCGTGTATAAGTACAAGGGTTCCCTGGCAGATGCAACAAAACTGCCGACTACAGGGCAGGTTGCCGGTGACGTATACAACCTGGAAGCAGCATCTGACTACGGCCCGGCAGGTACCAACGTGGCGTGGGACGGCAAGGCATGGGATGCATTGGGCGGATTGTTTGTGGTCGATGCACTTACCAATGCCGAAATTGATGCAATCTGCGTGTAAAGTGAATTGATATAAGGAGGAAGGAACATGGCATATCTAGATAAGGCGGGGCTTACTGAGTTATGGAAGAAAGTGAAAAGTTATGTGGATGCCAATGGCGGAGGAACACCGACAACGATTACAGGAAATGCAGGAACAGCTACAAAACTCCAGACAACACGAGCAATAGATGGCGTTAATTTCAATGGTACGGCTGACATTGCCCATTATGCCGTGTGTTATACGACGGGATCGACCGCCGCAAAGACGGTCAGCCTGTCGAACTTTAAGCTGGCAGCTGGTGCAAGGGTGTTTGTGCGTTTCAGTTATGCCAACACCGCTGCAAATCCAACACTGAACGTCAATAGTACAGGGGCGAAGCCAATCTATTACCGGAACAGCAACATCCCTGCAGAGCTGATAGATCAGTACACGGTTTTGGAGCTGGTCTACAGCGGATCATACTGGTTTGTAGTCGGAAATATGAATATCCTGACCAAGGGCGACAGCATAAATATTGAATGTTTCACGGCTGGCTATGTGACATCCGCAGGCAAGGAAGTGCAGTTCTGCATTCCGGTATCGACACCGATTGTCGGCTGCAGTTCTGTTAGCATAGCATCGGCAACCGGACTGCAGATCCGGCAGAATGGGAATTATATTTATGGTGGCAATGCATCCACGCTGGTAGCGGCATCGTCCTACCGGGGCGTTGTCAACCGTAATATGGTATCTATTGCCGCAACGATGCCGAATACAACCAACGCAGTCAACAATGCACCATGTGGTGTGCATGCGGCATTGAAGCTGACATTTTC